CCTCCGATTTAGGTGCTTGAACTTGTGAGCCAGTCGTGGTGTCAGAAACAGTTGCGTAATCTTCACCAAGCACTTCTTTCTTCAATGCTTCGATGGTTTCCGCTTCGGCTCCGACATACTTACCAACGTATTGACCATTTGAATCGCCATCAGCATCACTAGCAATTGCACTAAATGTGTACGTATCAGCTTCTGGCTTGTAAGCTTCAGCTGGATCCTTGGTCTTTAATTCAACTTTGTCACGAGTAAATGTCCCGTCATAGAATCCAAGCAAAGCTGTTTCATTTTGTAAGTTGGTTGCTTCAAGTAATACAGAGCAATAAGGAGGTTCGGTATCATTACCGATATGGGTAATCCCACTTGCGGCCACTTTATAGCCTGAAATTAAATCGGAAGATACTTCAGGCATATCTAAAATACCAAAGTCCGATTTAACATCGCCAACACCTTTACGACTGATGTAATACTCAATATCTGAGCCTGCCACCTTACTTGGTGACTTAGATAAGCCGGAAATATCAGCACTAGTCGTAGCACCTTTATCCCGCTTACCTTCAATCACGATAATCTTATTCATATAAGTTCCGTCCGCATTTTGTGGACGAATTGTCATTCGTTTAAAACCTGCTAAAGTCATTAAAATTCCTTCTTTCTAATAGTTTGTATCATACAATTTTGTGCTTCCACGGTATCGACGTGCGTCAACATACCGAGTAGTTTCTGGCATAAACTCGTCTAGTCCATCTGATAATTGGCCAAAGCCAAGTGCGAACATTTCGTTTTGAATCTCATGAGCCGCCGTCTTACAACTGAGTCGCTCGATAGATTCCACGTTAATTTGAACCGTAAATTCTAAATTCAAATAGTTGTCACTACCAGAACTGCTGGGTTTAGGCGGCCCCAGTGGTGTAATAACAACGAACAAGTTATCATGATCAGCAGTTGCAGGACTCTGATAATACTTAATTCGATGTTTACCATCACTAGCTAATGTCAAATTAGAGATAGTTGTATTAGACAACAATTTGTTATATATGGTTGTAAGCATATCTTTAACTTCACTCATAGCAGCTTCTCCAATTCATGACGTTGCAATTCTTTGGCTGGTTCACGGCTGCTATCATAAGCGCCCTGAATTTTACCCATACCACGAGGACTATACGTCCTTCCTCCACGTGTATAGCCAAACTCGTTTAAATGAACTAATCGCCAACGTGATCCTGCATGCCAACCTATTTTGATACGACGAATTCCACCCGCACTTCGTGGATCCCCTACACTGACCTGTAATACCGTTTGACCTGTGTCACGGTAACTGGCAACCGCATTTTTTAGTTCAACAGCAACTCGCCGGCCAGCTACACGAAGCGCAGCATTCTCAACTCTCGCTAACTTGGCAGGACTAAACTTTTCAGCCAACTTATCAAGCACTTCATCAACACCTGTAATTTCAGCAGTAACTTTCATTTGGTCACCCCCAAGATAATCTTTACGAACTGGTTGTTTTCCAAATCTGGAGAGACCGAAACCACATCCCAAACGATTGGTTGTCCCAATTCGTCTACATAACGACGATCATCAATCACGGCAACGTCACTAGTAACCGGGTCATATTCACCAAACGTATCCCGTATTTTAATCGTAACTGCCAGCTTAGCCTCAGCTACGTTCAAAACAGTACGGTCCTTATTTGATGGCTCATAAGCTAGACACATACAATCAAACGCAGGTACAGTCGTTGACTCACCTGGTTCAGGGCCATCATTTTCCACGACATGAAAAAAACGAACCGGCGTGTTAAGCTGATTCGTTCGTATTGGTGGTGCTTTGTATTCAAACTCCGGTCGATTCATCTTCATCATCTCCCGGTTCATAGTTGTCAATCGACAGTCCTAGTAAATCGTCCAAAAAGTTAGCGTCAAAGAACTCTACCTGGTCGTTGTAGGCATACCGTGAGCGTTCTAGCACTAGCTCTGTGTAACTAGCGTCGGTTTTATCTGAAACGCCTGTAATCGACGCTATACGTTTCTGACTGGCATCTAAAATTCGTGACAAGTTAGCATCTTCGGCTTTATGGTAAATCTTCATTCGGGCCTTGAATTGATCTAACAACGGATTTAATTCTTCATCTGCCATTTACTCACCCCACTAGCGCTAGTAAATCAGCTTTAAGCGTTACATTACTATGGTCAATCCTATTGGCGTCTAACCAGGCGGTGATTTCGGCAACCGTGCTGGAACTGGTGGGTTTAGTCACCCCGTTGTCCGGGGTCGCTATTTTCCCGTGTCACCACCGGTAGTAGCTTCAGTAGGAGCAGAACCAGGGGTAGCTAATGCTAAGTCATAGACTGCAGCGGCTTTATCATCCTTGGCCTTGCCATAGAAGAACTGTTTAGCGGTGTACAGGTCCATGTCTTCAAGTGCTAACGTTTGGTCGTATGGTTGAATCTTCAATGGGCCAGCTTGAAATGCGTCGTAACGACCTTGAACAAAGGCAATTACTTTATCAGCTGGTGCAAATTCAGATTCAACGATCGTTAAACCAAATGGTAAGGCAGTCACAAATTGGCCAGCTAAGTTTTGAACCATGAACTGAGCTTCAACATCCATCGATTCACCAGGGCCCATCACTAAAACAGTCTTGCCCTTAGCAACAATTGAGTGGCCATTTTCCTTAGTTGATAAGTTCTTGATGACGCCAGCTAATTCCTTAGCAGCCGTTTTAGTATCAGCAAACGTCAAGGTACCACTAGAAGTCTTTTCAGGATAAGCACCACCAGTTACGGCTACGCCTTCTTTAACTGACCGGTTCAAACCAATTGGCTTATCATTACCGTCACCAGTTAAGAATGTAGTTTCGGCGCCAACCGCAAAAGCTTCAGTGATTTGGGTGATCACATATTGCTTAATCCATGATGGTCCAAAATCAGACAAGTCTTTTGGTAATACCAAGAATGCGGTTGCTTTGGATTGGTCAGCCTTTGTTTCATTGAATTTAGCATCCAATTGGCTAGTAATTTCGCCAAACACTTTTCCCCAGCCAATCACACCAGTTGCATCAGATTGAATAATCTTCAAGCTAATACCTTGATTAACTAAACCAATTGCTTGAAGTAATGGATGTTGTTGAACCATGTCATCGAATACTTCAGTAACCACAGTTTCAGGCAACAACTTAGGTTCCTTGAATCCAGTGTCAGTCTTGATTTCATTGAAAAATTTAACTTCTTCATTAGTCATCTTTGGATCGTTGTGGGTAGCACTTAAGTAATCTTCAGTTTGTAAATGAACTTGGTTCTTGATTTCAGCCATGGTGTCTTCACCTAAAGCATCCATCATGTCGCTAAAACCTTGTTCCTGGTCTTCCGGCTTAGCGGCTGTTTTCACTAAGTCAGCATATGCAGTACGCTTTTCGGCAAAGTTTGAAAATGCCTTTGTATTAAATTTTAAAGTCATTAAAATTCCTTCTTTCTAAATTAAAAAGCAAACGGATTAAATGGTTTTCCCGCTTGCTTTGGTGTTTTAACTGTTAGTTTTTGTGCAACGGAATCTGAGATTCGCGTAACGTCATCATCAGTTAATTCAGACTTTTTCTCATTCAATAATTCTTTAATCTTATGAATTGCAGACTTTGGTAATAAACCAGACCCACCATCGGCAACTAACTGAATATTTTTATCATCAAACATAATCTCATCAACGAATCCTAACTCTTTAGCTTCGTCAGCATTCAGGTATGTTTCATCGTTCATCTTCGATAAAACATCATCCATTGAAAGCTCGGTCTTTAATTGATAGGCATTGGCCACCGCTTCGTTTGCTTGTTTCAAAATTTCAGATAATTTATCCTGTGCACGGTAATCTCCAACCCATCCGCCTTGAACATTATGAATCATGATTTGACCAACTGGACTAATACGAGTCGGGTTACCAGCCATCGCAATTAATGACGCAGCACTTGCGGCAGTCCCAACGATATTCACTGTCACCTTGCCTTTATAAGCCTTCAATGCCGTATAAATTTCATTGCCGCTATCCACAAGGCCTCCGCCAGAATTAATATCTACCTCAACATCTGAACCGTCAGATGGTAAAACATCAAGCACATCCTTTGGTGCAGTACTGTCCATTTCCAACATGTCATAGAGCCACTTATCATCATTACTGATGATTGGGCCTTTAACATTAATTTTCGTTGTCATTATTATCACCACCTTTCATTGTGTAATTCTTAGTCATCACTATTTGGTCACCGTCTTCACGCGGTGGTAACCCAACTGCATGACGAACTTCGTTTTGTGTAACCATCCCGGACGAACCTAGCTTATCAATTTGTTCCGCTAGCTCAATTAGGGTCGGCCGGTTGATTCCAATAACCTCAATTTGGCGCCCGCGTTTCAAATAATCTCGTTGGCTAAACGATTTCGAATTAAGTTCATTCTGAATCTTATTCAGTAGCGCGCCCAGACATTGCTTATTAAACAATTCCTGGTTATCACTACTTTCAGCGGTTTCACCGTGAATTAATGCTGGGGGAACACCCACCAAGCGTGCAACGTGATCAATGAACGCCAACAGAACATTATTACTTTCATCAAAGGCCTGATTTTTTCCTACACCATTCGAAACTTCGTTGTATTCAAACCCATTGGTCAACGGAACTACTGCCACAGAATTCTTACTAAAGGATTCAAAAATCTTATTGATAAACTTTTGCAACTTATTTTGCTTCTCATCATTGGTTCCAGTAGTTAAATCAGCTTTAACCGTGGCTCGAATCTGATTATTACGCAGCTCTAACTCATACATTCGTCCAAATAATTCACCATAGTCACCCCACAGACCCGTCAGATAGTGCTCTAGCTTGTCGTTAGAGTATCTTAGGTAAATTACATCAGACATAGCAAAAGTGCGCTTAAACGTGTAATTTTTGACTGTCACATCACTAAACGTATCTTCATAGACGGCATATTCATGACGGGCAAAACTGTCCGCAATCAATAAGTTATTACTATCGTCCTGAATAACCAACACTTCGTTGTAGTAAATTAGCTGGTAAACTAAATGCTGCCAAAAATCACTGGCTGATTCATCGGAGTTCGGCCGCACATTCAGTTTGTAGTACATATCATTTTTGACTGGCAGTCCTTTATCCATCACTCGAAACTCCGATTGGCTGACGGTGCGACCAACATAATTGATCACGGTGTCAATCGCCATTCGCTTTAAGTAAACTCGGTTCTTTGTATCCTGGAACAAATCTAGATCATACACAAAGCTTGAATCTTTGCGACGTGTAAATAAATCAAAGAAGCTATTAATTACACTCATCGGTTCACCTCCCTTCGTTTAGAAATCAATGTCAGCCAACATATCAAGTGATTCACTGGTCGAATAATCTGGCAACTGGTCAACCAAATACTGACCATATTCAAATGCTTTAAAACCATCGGTCTTGCGGCGAATCTCTTCTTTTTTTCCATACTTCTTATTGCCACGAACATCAGTAGTTACCAGGACATTCTGGGTATTCCATCGGAGCAGCGGATTATCTCCCCAAATGTATTGGTGGTTAGCAAACCCCGTTTCAATCCGCGGCGCTAGTAAACCATCAATAGCGGTCGGATTACGGATAACGACTACCTCAAAGCCAGCATCTTCGAAGAATTTGCGCAAAAGGTCGGCACGGAAGTTATCCATGACGACCTTCTTAATAACATATTCTTTTCTTTGCTCAATAAACCAATCCACAACTGTCTGTGGGTCAATTGTGGGGGTATCAACAATAGTCATTAACCCGTGGCCTTCCCATTCAGCAATAGGAGGAGCAGACTGGGGGCGGTCCTGTGGTTTAGCGGAATAAGCATAAAACTTATCAACAAATTGTCGGCGTGCGAATTGATGACTAATAAAATACTGTTTGCCATCTCGCTTAAAAGTTAATCCATTAGCCGTAAAATCACGAATTGACGCGAAGTCAACAGAGCCAATTGCTTCCCGACCATCTAAATTAGGAATTACCTGATCAGTGGCTTTGATTTGTGAGTAAGGTGCAATTGAACGTTCCAAATCTTCAATTGGATAGTTCATCCGCTTGGTCATGAATTCCTCACGCTTGGACGTCTCAAATTGCATCTTCATAAATTCTTTTTTCATCTTCCGATGAAGTGTTTGACCGTAGTTAGTGAGTGGCTTGGACAACATCGGGTTGGCCATCTCCCAATTATCCTCATCGTTAACTTGATCTGCATTATCCAAGCGACACCAAAATGGAAACATTGTGTTTGGTGGCAGCTTACCGTCCATGACCTGAACCGCAATCGACTTTTTTTCATCTAAGTAGCCACCACGCACATAACCATCAGAACCAATCTCAAATTGCCGCGACTCTGGAATCTTACCAAGCCCAGATTCATAAACCGAAACGCCGGAATCATCTTGGTACTGGTGAATTTCATCAAAAACTACGAAACCATCACGCAACCCATCTTTCGTCTTACCATTTGAAGTCTGGTAGACCATGGTTGAGTGAGTTGTGCGTGATTCAATGTAAGATTTATTAGCGTTGAATGCTTTCTGCAACACAGGATTGGCACTGATAATCTTATAAACCTCATCAATTGATGTTTTAGCCTGCGCTTCCGAATTAGCCACAATCGAACCGTTGTAATTCGGAATGCCATTTAAATCGCTGATTAAATATGCGCCGGTGGCTGATATATAGCCATTCTTACCAGCACCACGTCCCATGATGTAAAGGAACTCATCATAGTAAATGTCGCCAGTATTAGAATCATACAAAAATAAAAAAGCGTCCAAGAACCGTTGATATAACACAGTTGGGAAGAACCACTTTTCAGTAAACTTGATTTTATTTTCAATTTTTTCATCGTCAAAGTACAAATCTTCATTAGACAAGACATACTTTTTCAGATATTTAATCAGCGCGATACGCTCTTTGTTGAGCAGAATCTTACCAGACTCATAAAGATTAATGTACTCATCAACATATTTCTGATGGATCATAACAAATCACTCTTTGAATAAGATTCAGGTGGCTTGTCGACAACTTCAGCCTGACTTTTCGGTAAAACAGTGTGTTTAAAGTCCTTTTCAAGCGCAATTAGAGCTGAATTTATCCGGTTTTTTTCAGCAATTGCGGGGTTTGACTTCCAATAAGTCTGGTTTCCATTCTTAACTTCAACCATCACATTATCCGGTGTAATCATTTCGTCAAGCTGGTAAAATACATCCAAAAGACTGATATAACGGTCAACTTTCTCTTTTTCAACAGCAGATTTCCGATCAATGCGTTGCATCAATTCCCTTCTTATTTTACGGTGGTCCAAACCCCCACCCCCTCTCAATAATTGTAGTTTTTAATCAATGTTTCCGGAGTCGAGTACTACCCACCGGTTCCCAGTTTTCTATTTTTGTACAATTTTTTTGGCCCCGGGGGTCTTATGAAGATTTTTCTCCTGGTTTTTTATCATCCAAAATGGTTTTACTTAAATAACGAAACCCATAAGGATTATAACTGTGATTCATCATGTAAATATATGCTTTAGCACGCTTCAAACTAGTAAAGGCAACGTCAACGCTGAACATCTTACCTCGTTGCACCATGACAACATAGACCATGGTTGGCTTAGATTCGTTTACCTTCAGGCTCATAACAATATGTCTCCTTCCCTTGTCTGGTATCAACTTCGTAAAGCAATCGATTGCATCGTTCACAAATCAAATCAACTTTATGTTTACTTATTACATCTGGTATCAGTTGATGACCAAACAACTTACAGATAAGCTTCATAATCAATCCCACCTTTCATCTTCACTCCAACGATTCTCTTTACGCTTGTGCTTCGTCCTGTAGTTCATTCGATGATGCCGCTTGTTGTGACAGTCCTTACACAGTGTCCGTAGGTTCGTCGGCTCAGTCCGCAGTTCTGGATAGTCAGCCAACTCTTTAATGTGGTCAACCTCTAAGACTACTGGCCGCCCATGACTATCAACGTCACCAGCACGTGTCACCTTACCATCACGCTTACACCACTGGCATTCATAATGGTCACGCTTTAGAATAGCAGCACGCAGATGTTCCCACTCAACCGAACCATAGAATGCGTGGCATTGTTCAGTCGTCCATTGCATGGCGTAACTTACAAGCTAACTTGGATGTGTCAACATTCAGATCAATGACCAGCTCTTGCTTGGTAAGATGCTTAGGCTCGATCCCATTCATAACATTGCCCAAGCCACTATAGATATCATGCAATGAATAACCTTGTTTGACTAAGCCATAGCAAGTCTCATTGATTGCTTGTGTTGCATTGAACTCGGATTGTTCCATTCGTATTACCTCCGATAATTTGTGTATAAGAAAACGCCACACCATTTAGGCATGACGCATGCTTGTTAAACCGAATGAACACTATTAAAACTACGACATACTGGACATATTAATTGTCCGCCGTAAAGCTTGCTATAATTATTTACCGAAATAAAGTTGTTATCCTTCCATAAACAAGTTGCACAATATATATTAGCAAGTACTTCGTCACTATATG